CCGATCGTTGGCTTGGTCGTGAATAGGCTGGTGCCGTCATCGTTGATGTCCCAGACGCCTGCTGTGGTCGTCGGAGCCGTCTTATAGGCTATCCTGGCAGAGAACACTAAAATGGCGGAGATTGGAATCAGGGTCTTGGCAATGTCGGCTGTGGCAGTGTTCCCGGGCATCGTGCCAGGCACTATGAACACATCTCCGATGGCCCGATGGATGCAATATTTCATGGCTGAGAAACCGGTCGATAGCGTATTCCCTACAATCGTGAATGTCACAGCATCACTCGCATATGATGCTGCTGTGATCATGGCAAACTGAGCGCCGCCTCCGGATTTTTCCCACCGGATCACGGTCCCCGGCCCGAACATCTTATCGTAGCTGTTCGCATTTCCAGCGTCCGTTACCGAGAAGGTCGTATCCGATTGGCGAGTCGGAGTGCCTGGGAGTGTAGTCCAGAATGCTGCTCCGCTGGCGCTCGCGCCAGTAGCTCCAGCTGGGCCTGTGGGGCCGGTAGGGCCAGTAGCCCCCATCGTGCCGGCTCCTGCAGGGCCTGTTGCGCCAGTTGCACCGAGCGGTCCGGTCGGGCCCGTAGCCCCGCCTGGCGTGCCCTGGGGGCCAGTCGGCCCAGTAGCACCCGTCACGCCTGCTCCCGTGGCTCCAGCTGGACCCGTTGGTCCGGTCAGGCCCTGGATTCCGGTGCTCCCCTGCGGGCCAGATGGACCTGTATAGCCTCGTGGCCCAGTGGATCCTGTAGTCCCCTGTGGCCCTGTAGCCCCGGTCGGCCCCCGCGGGCCTCCGCTGGTTATGCTGACCGTCTTGGAGCCGCTAACCGTGACGGTCATCTCACATCCTCCAGGACGGTGAATGTACCCGTAAACAGCGTAGTACGGACCCCGGAGGCATCTGTCATCTCTAGGGCAATCTCATAATCATCATCGGCGGCTAATGCCTCCATGGCTGTGTATGAGATCTTTATCTCTACTTCGCCTGTGGCCCCGCCATTCGTAATTGTGACGCCTGATGTGGATTCGTTGATTGATCCGAGTTTGAGCCTGAAGGTTGCACCCGTAATGTCGATGATGTTGCCCGCATCGTCTTTTATCGTGAAGGTCTTCAGGAATGTATCTCCCTCGAAGCCTTCCATCTCTACTTCATCATTCGGAAAATCGCTCACAAGAATAGCCTCCTGGCAAAAAAATCAGCATCAATGTCAACTGATCCGCTTCCGGACAGCGTCGCAGTGGCCGAAGCGCCCGCAGGCACCCTCGGGACGGCATTGTACTCAATCCAGCGCTGCACCTCGAATTTAATTGAGCCGATGTTCAGGTACTTGCCTGAGGTACCAGAATTGCACCGCAGGCGCACGTAGATGTCCCGCATGTATTCAGTGCCCCGCAGCTTATATTCCGCGAGACCTGCCTCGAAGTCGTCCTGATCGAGGACCTCCTCCCAGGCTACACCATCTGGCGAGATCTCGACATAGGCCTCACCAGTTACCCCTCCTGAATCGAGGGACAGATCAGCCGTCATAGTGACGGGTTTGCTTGCCTGGCGTGGACCATGCAGGACACAATATGCGCTCTGGCCATTATTCAGCTCCATATGGTCTGCGTCGAACGTCCCGCTGCCTGTCCAGTCATGGCCCCACTGGGTCCCTGAAGTAATCGGATCTTCGTAGGTTTCCAGGGTCCTGTCCTCATTACCCTTCAGCTCCCAGATCTCTTCGGATAATGCCTCGTTGCACAGTATGAGCGAGGCCGATCCTACCGCAAGCGCCAGGTTCGTGACATGGCTGCCGCTGTAGTGGCAGGTCACGGCAAGGCTCTCGAAGCTGCTTGCATAGTGGCCCTTCTTGTTGCTGATGCCCTTGGATTGCGGGAGTGCGAGGGAACTCCCTTTCCAGCCGGCAGGCCTCCGGGCATAGCTGAAGGGGGAAAAGAGATAGCAAGTGAGCTCGTAGTTGTACTTTAGATAATCGAGCACTTCCTTCGAAAGGGCCTCCGGCTTGGCAATGATACCGGATACCATATAGCGCCAATCTTGGTCCCGGATATAAAGATCTATATTCGCATTTTCGACTTTATCAGCAACATATGCGAGCAGCCTTGAAGCCTCATTCTTATCCTTAAAACAAACTACGAATTTCACGCTACTGCCTTTAGGGACATCCTTGCGACTGCCAGTCCTCAGAGATGCGGCCGCGTCCTGCTTGATCTCGAAGTAGCCGCCGCTGAAGTCGAACGGCCCATAGACCTTGCCACTTAAATCGATCTCACCCAAGCGGATAAATTGTGCCAAAAGAGTCCTCCTAAGCGATCATGGTAAGCGTCTTGTACTGCTTCACGGTGCTGGATGCACTCGTCCAGCCTGTACCATTGTACAGATTCCTGCTGATTGTATTGCTGCCTGCGCTGCAGTAGTCCGTGATATTGATTTTGATCGAGCTATTGTTGATTAGCTTGATCCGGCCTGGGGGGATTATTTTGCCATTCAGCGTGATGTCGACGAAGGCTCCAAGAGCCGCCTGCGTATCATCTACGGGAATGGTGAATGTCTCCTCGTAGTACACTGCGAGGCCGACCGCCGTGTTTTTCGTGAATGTTCCGGCCCCATTGGTGAGCTCTGTGCTCTGGAGGGGCTGATAGCGCTCATCGATCGCAGGCCGCAGATACTCCCCGAGTTTCTGTGAGGCGGTGACGAGCTCCTTTCCGCAAACCAGGACCATGCCGGCAGGCGTTATTTCGATCTGGCGAATGCGCAAGGTGATATCTGCCATGTCATCCTTTCGCAGGCCGATCCAGTCGCCCACAAGCAACGCATAATCTGCTTCCGAGCATTTCACCTTGTAGGCATCATCAGTGCTATCAATGACCCGCTGCAATGTGGTCTGTGTGTCGGACTTCGAAAGATTCTGACTGGAAATGATCTTGAAAAGCTGAATTCTGCGCTTGTCATAGTTTTCTACAAGCACCGGAACATTTGCGGGATCATTGCTCGAGAGGCCGATAGCCGCCTGGAAGTTTGGCTCCTTTTGGCTCGTGAGAAGCACAGTCGCATTCTGGCCGTCCACGAACCATTTGATGGGCTCTGTCTCGGTGCCCCGGGAGATCTCCGCGGCGGCTCTGAAATGCACATATCCGTCCTCCATGGGCAAGAATTGCAGCTCTCGGGCAATCTTCATGAAGAAATCCTCGAGGCTGGCCGAGGCCTGGCCCTCGAGCGAAAAGTCTATGCTCGCACTCTGTGAGCCGATGTCTATCGATCTGAAACGAATTTTTGTGTCTGCCCAGTCGACTGCTGCCACCAGAAAGGCATTTTCGCGATAGCTGCCATCCCCTAACCGCACATACAGATCATCCACATCTCTGTAATACTGGTTAGCTGCCGGGGGAAGGGAAGCAGCGGCCGAGAGCAGATGCACGCCGTCGCAGCCATCCACTGAGCCTGCATTTGGATAGCTCGTGAAGGCATAGAGAGTCTTCGTGCCGAAACAGGACTTCTGGCCGGCGCCTGCGAGCTTTGCGACAGTGGCCGAATAGTATTCCCATTTGCCGTTCGGGATCAGGGAGTTGATGAGGAACAGGGCTCCGACTACTATGCCGGGGACATCTGAACTAAAAACCGTATTCAGGTTGGAGTTATGATAGATGTACTCAGGTATATACCGATAATCTAGCAGCCATTCCATGGACTTGCATGAAACGCTCCAGGTAAGGCCGTTGTCAATTCGATTTGTAGCAATCCCATGAAATTTATGAACGCCGTCCACGACATAAATGATCTCGGCCAGGTCGGGCATGGGCACCTCTTTCGAGGCGACAAAATCCAGGGCGTCCGGCACTATCGGAAGCTTCGAATTCTGCACAAACTTTGTCAGGCGAGCATCGAAGCGCTCATAGCCGCCGTCCTCTTTTACGAAATAGAATCCTGTCTCAAGCATTCTCTATCGCCTGCACTCGTTTGTACTGGACGATCTCTCCCGAGACCTTGTGGCCATAATTCGCATCTGGCGTTATGCCGTTCCAGAGCTTCACTGCTAGCGTATTCGTCCCAGAGCTGCAGCAATCGGTGATGTTAATCTCGATGTTGCCTGAGTTCCCGTAGGCCTTGATCCGGCCAGGAGGGATCACCCGATTATTGAGCTTCAGGACCAAGAACAGATTCAGGCCCGCAGGCAGAACCGCATCATAGCCTGACGCGACCCAGAGTGACCAGTCGAGCTTCAGGAGGCATGACCAGTCGTCGCTTGCGAGGTCAGAGGCCGCGACGGTGAAGGTCTGGCTACCAGTCGGAGCCTCGAAGGAGAATTCTTTGCTCTGGATCTGGTGATCATTATCAGTCGATCCGGCCGCATTCCTCCATTCCCCCCATTTTTCAGAGATATTGGGCATGCTCCGGCCGGCCTGGACCCTCAGGGGCAGCGCCTTGGGGATACGTTCGATCTGACGGATTCTCACCGCATAGGGTGCATCATTCTTGGCCGTGACCTCGATCCAGTCATACGGCCGCAATAGCCAATGTTCTTCGTTCGATTTGATCTCGAAGACCGTCAGATCCAGATCTCGTTTATAGTCCAAATATGCCCGCAGGTCTCGGCCCGTCCTGGTGGCATCGGGCAATATCGAGAGAATTGGCATCCTAGACTTCTTCCAATCGGCTGAGACTTGGCAGGTATTGCAACTCTCAATGCCCATAATTGCGGTCGCCGCGGGCTCACTGGGTATCTTCTTGGTGATCGAGCAGTTCACGCCATCGATGAACTGCATAATCGGATCGCTTTCCGAACCCCTTCCCAGTTCAGAAGCAGAGTTCATATGCAAATAGCCATCATCGCCCGGCGCAAACTCCAATTCCTGACCTAGTCTCGTGAAAAAGTCATCAAAGCCCTTCGCAAAAGTGTCTTTGAAGACATATGGGACGTTCAGGTACTTGCCAGCCAACTCGAAAGTCCCTGGTATGAGACCAGACTCGCACCAATGGTCTGCCAGGAGCAGCTTCGCATCCGGCCAGCCCTTTACATAGAGGTCCTCACCAGAGACGTAGTACTCCTCATCTCCACATGAGGCCGATGCGGCCGCCCGGAGCCGGTGGACACCGCCGGAGAAATCATTCGGCCAGCCCATAGTTGGCTCGTGGTTGGTACTGAAGAGGCCGTATCGAGTAGGGTCTATGAAGGCCGCGATTCCAGGGATTTTGCCTGTCGATAGGCCATTGCCCTGGGGGATGAGCGAGTGAAGCAAGAAAAATAAGCCTAACTTGCATTCATGAACTTGAGTGTAAGTGATACTAGGCACATTTTCAGGCACCGACGAGCCACCCGCGTTAGTTACATTAGCTCTGGCCCCGACATGCTGGAAAAAAGTATACTCAGGCGATGCGTCTGAGAACATATCCTCGATAGTATATATTTCATCGAAATCAACGTTCTTAGCACGATAAAAGAAGTATGGTAGATACCGATAATCCAAGACCGCCTGCTGGCCCTTTGCTTTCACCAAAAGTTCACGGCTACTTGGATTCTCATCCCGGGTCCAAACGGGGCCATGGAAAACCTGCACCCCGTCTTTTACCAAGACTATCTCCGACCGCTCGGGGATGGTTTGGCCTGCGGGCAGGACAAAATAGAGATCATCTGCCTTTATCGGCCGCTGTGTATATTGCGCATGGCTCTGGACGTCGCCCTGGAGCATCGTGTACTCTATCGAGGTCCGCTCGATCGCTTCGATATAATTGATCTTGATCTGAAGCTGATATAAATCATAGCACATGAAATCATCATCTGTGTCCACCTCCAGCCCCCAGAGAAGTTCACAAGCATCTCTCCAAGTCCAAGCCTGGCCCGTAGAGGGATTCACGGTCCAGGTATATTGACACTGATCTTTTGCATCCCAGGGATTGCGATCGTCGATGTTGATCTGCGTGCCGTAGTAGTACGTTCCCTTGATTTTCAGAAAGGGTTTGCAGTATCCTCCATCCTCGGCAATTAACGCATAGTAGCTGTATGTTATCCTTATGCTGTTGATGATTGAGCCCTGGGGAGGATACCTGGCAATGCCCGACGTGATTCTCCGCGTGGCGGGTGCCCAGAGATATGCGTTCATGGCAGGGAGCAAATGAAATGCAGTCCAGTAGTTGAGATCTAGGTCACCGTCGGTATTCTCGATATATTGATTAGTATTGTACCGGATGCGGAGATGCAGATCAGAGGTATCGAGCGGGCACGGCATAAAATATAAATTATACTGAATATCTGTACAAAAATCGCCCTCGGTACACCATACGAATGTCTCCGCCGTGGTTTGAGAATGCGTTCTATAGGCGATGCCATACTTCAAGTCTTGAAGCACGTCATTTGTCCAGGGGATCTGCAGTTCATTGCCATTTGAATCCACGGCGAAGATTCGCAGTGACCAGATTGCATTATCTTCATCATGGGTTGTATCGATGTGCACGGTCGGCGTACCGGTGAATGTGTCCGGCAGTAGCGTATCCACTACTCCCTGGAAGTATTCATCGTCATTCACAAATGAATACTGTATTCCTCCGACACTAATCTTAGTGGTCTGGTTTGGAGGATGACGCATCTTCAATTTGAGACGAAATGAACCGCTTACATTGAAATAAGGATTCCGCGGCCTATAGCCTGGTCCATAGACATATTTGTCCGGGACTCCATGCTCAGGAGCAAGTGTAAGAATAATTGCAAACCGATTATATAAAAATTCCGTGTCGTCTGTATAGCTTATGGGGGGATCGCCACTAGCGATATTGCCTGTATTCCAGCGCCATTTGCCTGCCTGGTACAGGTCTCCGAGCTTAAGGTATGACGACACAAAAGGATTGAACGGGTTCACTTGCGATCTGTTCGTCCAGGTCCAACGTATCTGCACGCTGTTTATGGTGGCACCTGATGGTGCGGTGGTCTTATTTCGAACCATTCCGCCCTTGATTGTTTTCAATGAAGTCTCAGATGTCTCATTCGAATCGTATGGAAAATTATAATCCCTAGGCCGAATGAAGACCTTGTCATTGTTATTCCAGGTAGTCGGAAAATCCGTGGCTAGGAATAGATTCTCTGCCTGTTGTCGCAGGCCGATTGAGATATCTGCAGCCGGCCAAAGTGCAATTTGCTGCTGGATACCCTGATCATCGAGATAATCTATCAGCACTTTAAGATGCCTACAGACGGCAGGATAGAGCGCACCGTCGCTCTTCAGGTACACGCCTGCCTTTAGCGTGCCTGCCGCGAGATCCGCCCAATTCCAAGATGCTCCGGTGTTTGGTTTCGTAGCATATTCTTTGATTTTCCAAGAAAATAGGTAGGATTCGCTAGTCTCGGGAGAGGTGTAATCCGTGGAACCAATACGCAGAATCGTCTTCGCTTTTCCCTGAACATATGCACAAATGGACACTTTCAGGATGGTACCAGACGATACACCTGGTGCATTGAACGAAAAAATATCAGATCCGTAGATGTGTATCTCCTCGCACCTGTAAACGGGAGGCAAACCTTGTCCGGGTTGTCCGAGCGCGGTATCATAGAAGGATGCGATCGACAGACCACGATATTCCCCCACGAACATGAAATGAGGGAGCCAGTAAAAGGATGGATTAGTGCAAAATTCGAATGCATTGGGCACAAACTGCAAGTCATAATCATTGTACGCCGGAAGCACCAAATCCTTCGTCTCGCCCAAAGAGAATGTCTTCTTGCGCTCAAGCAGATAAAGTCCATCAGCGAGCATTCAGTAAGTCCTCACGCTTGCCAAGGCACTGAGAATCGCATTCTCCACGATGGCCTGAACCTGGCTGGCATAGACCTCGATATTGATTCCAACGTTGATCACCGGATGCAGGGCCTCAACATAGGCGGTGAAGTTCGCTATCTCGGCCCTCGCCCTCGTGGTGTCGGCTGTGATTGGCATCGGCGAGACGCTTTCCTTCATCGTATCGATGGAGCCCTTCATGCCGGTGAGTGCCTCGTCCGCCTGGGTGATATCGACCTTGGCTGATATGCCGCTCTCTGCGGTCATCTGGATGTCAGTGAGTTTCGTGCCGGCCGAATCCAGTTCAGCTGTATCTACCTTGAAAGTGATTGAGGAGATGCTGGCCCGAGTCTCCCGGTCCTTTGCCAGCCATTCATCATATTCGGACGTTGGCCCGATGTAAGAGCCATAGAACATCGCCTGCTCATATGCGCTCACAGTCTCGGCATAATTCGTAGTCGCTTTACTTGCTGATTCGGTTTTAGCAGACAACTGATCCAGCAACTCGCCGATGCCAATGAGCCCGTTCTGGTACATATAAATCGAGGTGAGCTGCTCAGAAGTGAAAAGCTCAGGCATATCAGCCGCCTTATCGATCATGCTATTCACGAAGTTGGCTGTTTGCAGCTGGGCCTCGCCGAGTCCGCTATCCCACTGGTCATGGAAGAAGTCAATTTGCTCTCTGAAGGCGGGCTGGAAGGTGTTCTCCATGAAGGCTGGGATGTCCATGACAGCCTTTTGGAACTCCGCCGGATCGGAGAGAATCTTTGTGAGATCGACCTTGCCCTTCAGATCGTTCATGGCCGTCCCGAAGAGGCTCAGGATGTTGCTGCTCGACTTGGTAGCCGCCGCCTTGACCTCAGCACTCTGCGACGCGTTGAGCAATCCTTCTCCCATCAGATCAGCCAGGCTCTGATCGAGGACAGCCGTATCGACTGATCCGGGATCGGCCAATGCTTTCATGATATTATCGAGCGATTCTCCGAGAGTCTTGTCTCCAGTCTCGGCGATCTTATTCATGGCGTTATAGAGGGCCAGATCTATCTCATCGCTTGTTTTCTCGATGGCATCCTTGTTTGCGTCCCGCCATTTGTCCCAATTGCGCTGAGTATCAGATATGTCCCATAGATTCTCAATCTCGATCGAACTCTCTAGAGTCGCCTTTGTCGCTTCTCCACCTAGGCCTTCCAGTTTCAGCGATTCGATTTGGCCGACGGCCTTGCCCCAAGAAGACATTTCAAGCAATTTTCGGATAGCCTCAGCTCTACCATCGGGACTTCCAGGATCCACGATTCCTAGAGACGAAGCCGAAGCGCTGATTAGAGTGTTGCCACTCCCATCTCGCAACTCAAATTGCTTGAGCGAGGCATTGTATATTGATGTTATATCAACGCCGTTTATTGAGGCTATGCCGATGCGTTGCATGTTCTTGTTGGTGGAGGTGTCACCGCCAAACCACTTACCGGAACCTTTGACGAGTTCACCAGTTGATTTACTTATATAATCAGCACCATATGACATGCCAGCTTCGAACTGGGATCCGAAGGCCTTCGTAAACTCTGTTCCTGTTAGCTTACCGGCATCAGATGCCGCTTTCTTCGCAGCATCCCCACCCATGGCGCCCTTAATGCCCTCGCCTATCTCCCCGCTGTTCGCTACAATGCCATCGGCCACATATTGGGAATATACGCTGGCCACTTGCGCACCCATCTCAGCGGCGCTGATCTCGTTAGCCTGCGGATTGATGCCAAACATGTCCCCATACCAAGACCCGAAGTCTTTGATGGCCTTGTCGCCCTGCTTCATACCCGCGGTAGCCATGCCGTACATGGCCTCCCCAGCACTTATGGCGGCTTTGGTGAAGTCCGTCAGATCCTTAACGCCCTGCACAATGGATGGCAGCAAAACGTTCCCCAGCTCCACGCCTGCCTTCATGAGCGTATTTGTAAAGATCTGCCATTGGCTATCGAGAGTCGCCGAATTTGCCTCGAAAGTCTTGAGCATCGAGGAGCCATTCTCCCATTCACCAGATGCCTTTTCGAAGGCGACCTTGAGGTTATCTGCCTGGCCGGCGAGCTTCAGCAAAGCCGGCGCTCCTTCGGTGCCTGCGATAGCCACGGCCGCATTGAACCTTGCAACCGGATCCTCGATTGAAGCGATCTTTTCTGCAGTCTCAACGAGCGTGCCGTTCAGGTCCGAGCCAATTTGTTCTTTCAAATCGGCCACCGTGGTACCCATCAGGGAGGCCCATGTAGTGATACCTCCCTTCTTAGAGGTCTCAGAGAGGCCGATATTGAGAAGGCTCTTGATGCCAGTAGCTGCTACATCTGCGTCCAGGCCGGCGCTTATCAGTACTGTGCCGAGGCTGGCCACCTGCGGAATCGTCTGCTTGAATGTTGTGTTCAGGAATGAAGCCCTGTTCAGAAACTCTAGGATCTGGGGCTCCGTGGCTGCGAAACTGTCACCGAGAGCATTGACCACGTTTCCAAGGTTCTGCATCGAGCTTATGGGCTGCTGGAAGCTGTTCAGGATCTTGGCGCTCATCGTGGCCGCCTCTTCGGCTGGCATTTCGAATGCTACCGACATCATTGCGGCCGTCTCAGTGAATTTCGCAATGTCGCCAGTTGCCACGCCGAGCGAGCCAGCTACCTGGGCTATGCCTGCCAGTGAGCTGGCCGCTACCGGCATGTTTGTCGACAGGTCCTGTAGCTCCTTGGAGAGTTCTGCCAGGGGCTGGCCGCTGAGCCCAGTCGTCTTCGCCACGCCTGCCATCACAGTTTCCCAAGCACTCGCCGCCTGAACGGATCCGGCAAGAGCGGCACCTGCAGCAGATGCTGCAAGGGCCACGGCAGTCATTGGATTGGCAAGAGTGCCCATGACTGTGCCCAGGATGCCCAGATTTCCAGAGGCTGCTTGCGTTCGGAATCCCAGGTCATTGACATAGCCATTGAGCTGCTGAGCTCCGCTCGCAAAGCCGCTCACATCGAGCATTGCACGATATGCAATATCCGTATCAGCAGACAAAGAAACCTCTATATATTATCAAGACAATCAATATGCTATGACAGATTTTGACCCGGAAATCAGAGACATGCTCCGACAGGCAGTCGAGGCCAGCGATCTTGAGAAGATCAAAGAAATTTTAGACGCTCTCGAAATGGCCGATCACCCGGAACTTGTTAAAGTCGAGTTCACCCGATCACAGTACCGGGATCTGGAGTTCGCCCGCCAGAATCTGAAGCAGCCGGACATAGCCGCCGTCCTGCGAATGATGGTCGACAACTTCATGCCGAGCTACAAGAAGGCACAGAAAGCTGCCCGAAAGGCTCAAGCGTAACCTTTCTGCTCATTTTCTGCATCCTCGACCTCGGCCCAGAAATCCTTATCAGATTCATAGCGTTCCATCCCAGGATGCTCATTCCGCTCAATGGCATTTTTCAAAGCCTTCTCTTGGGCTTCATTTTCTGACTCGATGATCCGGTTGAGGAGGCCGTGATCGATCAGGATCTTATGCTCAGCGGAGAGACTTTCGAAAAATTGTGGATCGATCAAGCCGTATTCAAGTGCCAGCCTGATCGGGCTTCCCGCCCCGAATGCTTTTGCGACCCTTCCCACGAGGAACATTATCTTCGTCCTCGAGATCGGGTGAATTGTTAGCGGATCCGGGAAAGCATAGGTCCTGCAGTCGCCTGAACTCGCCAAGCGAGATCAGGGAGAGCCTGATGGCCTTCGGACCGAGGGCGACTTTCTCATCCAGATCATCTACGATCTCGACGTTCTGCAGAGCCAGGGCATTCATCTTCGGCAAGACCTCTTTTGCCCAGCGTCGGTACTGGAACTTGGGCTTTCTCGTACCCGGGGGCGTGACCGGGGTACCATCATCGAACTCCAGGGATGAGGTAATGCTCTGCGGGATGTAGCGGACCTTCACGCGGCGCTTGTTCAGCAGCTCCAGGGTCATCACCTCTTCCTGGATGGGCTGGCCCATGGCTTCCTGCAGGGCGGCTATATTCTCGTCCGGATCGATTATTTCATCAAAATTCTTTTCCGTCATTTCAATTGACTCCTATTATTATCTGTATATGTCTATGAAAACAGTTCCAGGCCGAAAAATATGAATGCGGAGGGCTAAAAGGCGCCCTCAGAAATTCGCGGCCGCATACAATTCAGTCATCGAAACTACCGGTACATTCGACGCATAGCAATATGCGAGCAGAGCATGCAGATCATCTGCCTCCCAACGGTTGGGATCTCCGGCAGAATGGTCGAAATTATGGCCGAAGAAGACCACAATGCCCTGGCGTAGCTTGGCCTCATCTACTATGGCCTGTGCGGCCGACAGAGTCATCGCCGTCGAGAGCTCATAGCAGCGCAGGTAATACTCTCCCAGCATCGGAGGCCAGTGGAAGACCCCGTTTACGTAGCCGCGGCCGGTAAGCCCACCTGCGTTGATCGTGGCCTGTTTTACATTTGCATTCGTGGCCCCGAATGGGTACGCCAGGTGCTTGTGTTCATCGTCTCGGGTGAAGCCATGTGCTATGAGCCAATCCCGGACACTCTCGATGTCTGCCTGAGCCTCCTCCAGAGACTTCAATGTCAAGTTCTGGTGATTGTACGAACCATGACTCGAGACATCGTTCCCTGCATCATGCCATTCATGAAGCTGAGGCAACGTCATGTGGTTTGCTGTATTCACATATCCGGGAGTCGTGAAGGCAGTCGCATGGCAACCGAATGCCCGGAGGATGGGCAGTGCGGCCATGAGGGTCGCCGGATTGTCATCTGCAGTGAGCACCACTAGCGGTTGCATTTCCGCATTGTAGTACAGGTCTGTGAAGGTCGCTGAGCAAGTGAGTCCAGTTGCTGCGATCATCTGCACCCTCATCCTCACGAAAACATCGTTGATGGTGGGCAGCGGATCACCGCTCTTGATGAAATCATCGAATCGGAATGTGAAGCAGTTCCAGCCCTGCGCCAGGCTGTTGTAGTAGTAGTTCTTGTCGATATACCTCATCCAGCCAGATGTGATGGCGAAGCACACTGATATCGAGGAATAATTGCCCGGGTCATCCGGCAGGTAGACCCACAAGCGGAAGTTCTGATTCTCTGCCTGCCCGAAGTTGTACGAGACAACTTTTTGGGCCCAGAGCGAGCCCCCTGCATTCGTGATGTTGAGCTGCAGGCCGCCATGGACTGGATCAGCCGCGATGTTCCCGCCGGATCCGCCTAGTGCCCAGTTCGCAAAGTCATCGAAAGATTCAATCAGTGTCTCGCTGATCACGAGATCCGGATAAGCGATTCCCTCGCCAACTAAGGGTAAGCAGTAGCCTTCGAATTTCTGAGTGTGTTTGTGGGCTTGCTATCGCTCGGGCCACCCTCGTAAGAGATCTTCGCAGTGCTCTCGTAGAAGTCGCTGCTGTCCGCCTGGTTGACGTCATCTATGACGTTGCTCGGGCTATTCAACTCGATCATCCTCTGGTAGTGGCTGAAGCCGTACCAGGTATCGTTCAGGGCCGCCAAAGACGTGCTGCTGAAGGTAACTGTTACGCCGTCTGATAACGTTTGAGCCGTTCCGGTCACATCGATCTCTGCTGACCAGGCGCCGTGATTCTTTCTCCACTTGAATTTGTCCGGCGTTCCATTGGTAGAGATCACAACCTCGAACTCAGCAGGATCGGTGCCGCTGTAGGTGCCGCCCCAGGTGACCGTTGCCGTGCCCGCATTGTTCATATGGGCATATCCCCAGATCGAGGAGGCTCCTATAGCTGAGCCAAAGAGCCTGAGCCTGAATTTTACATTACTCTGAACATCCTGGTGAGCCGTCGCTGTCGGCGCCGCATTACCGCCCTGGCGGAACCTCTTCCGCTCCTGGCCATCCGAGTCGATGAACTGGATTTCGATATCAGTGTCTCTGTCGCCCTTCACGGCGATCAGGGGGCTCGCTGAGCCTGCAGGCACAGGGGCTTTCGAGTTAGCTCCGAACTTGGGATTCTCCTTCTGCGTCCATGTGACCTTCTTCCAGAGTCGGGAGACATTGCTCTGGGGCTGGCCATACTCCAAGATTGCCTGGGAGGCAGGGATCATGTTCGCCTTCTGGGCGCTGGTGATGTAGGTAGCTGAGCCGAAAGTAGACGAGCTGACCATGTCTGCACCCGCAAGATCGAAGGTGTAGTTCACGGCATTCTTGTCCTTGTCCACTTCGATCTTCATGGTGTCAATCAGCACGAGCCTGATATCCTGTGGATCCAGGGTGTCCCAGCACCAGACCGTCATGGTCTTGGCGGTGTCGTTCGGACTGAAAACGTGATCATATGCACTCGAAGATCCACACTGTGATACTGTATCCGTGCCGAAGGCTGCAAGCAGTAGATCCCCAAGCCCGTTGTCCTCAACGATTGCGCGCATGGGGACGCTCAGCTTTGTGCTTTCTCCTCCTCGCACGCCGAATACGGGATCACGATTGCCCGTCACACGCTGCTTCTCGGTCGCCTTGGTGTTCACGGGCGTGATCTTTCCGCCCGGAATTATGTATACAGTGGGCACGCTGGCCCTTACTCCGTTTGTTTCGAATGCCAGGGCTATTCTTCTTGATGTGATTGGCTGTCCGCCGTCGCTCATATTTCACTCTCCTAAATCATTCGTCCAGGTACTTCAGTCGACAGGTGCCGGTTATCTGCACTCTATCAGAAAATTGATCATCATCAACCGGCTTGAACCGAATCGGCCCGTAGGTGCTGATATTGTAGGCCGTGCCGTGCATGGTCCCGACAATGGGCTTTTTCATTATCTTTTGGATCAGGTCTGCGACGCCGGCCAGGTAACTATCATCCGTTCCACGGGCTATGAGATGGAATTCTATGAGCTGGTCGTGGATGCTCAGGCCGTGGTAGGCACAGCCGGGCAATCCCTGGCTCTGCAAATCCACGGAGCGCACGCCCACGCAGCATGCATGAGAACCCCGCAAGTGTTGATCCGCTTGGTTGCGGTTGAAGCCAGAGATAATCTTGCCATCCACAGCCACATTTAGGGCCGGGTCGTCGCTCAGGGCCTGGGCGACCAGGGCCACGTAAATCGAGAAGTCAGCCATGGTTATCCATACCTGTGAAAAGTCACTAAATAGCGCTCCTGGAGGGGAGTAGTACGCCCTCAGAATCCGGCCATGGACTCGAATTCAAAGCTCTCAGAAAGGCTGCCTGAGATGCTCCGAGAGAGGATTCCGTGCATCTTCTCGTTCCAGAGATCGGCCATTGGGCCTTGCGCCCGGCCCCATCCGATTTCGATTGGATGATTTAATCTCTCCTGCCGGGCCCCGTAGTTGTAGCCTGCTGCGTTGAAGGCCCCCTTGCTACCCACCCACAACTCGTACTGGAAACTGCTGAGTTGATGGACCTCGGCATGGATGGTCCCTTGCCAATTGCCGGTCTTGACAGCACACAAGGGCTTGATCTCATTCACTGCGAGTACGCCCATCTGGGCGGCGACCTTGGGAATGCTCTCAAGCTTCTCGGTGCGCTTCTTGATGCCGGCGAGGACCTGGCCGAGGTTCACGAATTCAATCGCTGGCATTATTTCGGAATTCCTCCAGCGTTATGTCCGGTCTTACATCCACCAGGATACCCCAGCTAGGCAATTTGGTCTTGAGTTCGCAGTAGCCTTTCCGAATGCAGTACCATTGTGGTTCTCCGGTCATTGGATCCAGCCTGACTGCATCGGCCCATGCATATACGTCGCTCGATGACATGACGGCATACCGATGGCCACCGTTTATGGGATCATCATCGGCCCGGAATGCTGCCCAGGCTGCTTTGAGTCTTTCTAAGAATCTCATTCTCCCTCGCCATTCGTTCTTGCTCTAGACAGATCTTGCAGTGGGGGTCCAATGCCGGCCGAAGGTGGCCATTGCACTGCAAGAAAGCCATCATGGCCGGATCTGCGCCACCAGCCACCCAATCAGACCGCAGACTGTGCCCAGGAGGCCCCACTTCAAAAAGCCATTCCGGTTCAGCCAATCAAATGAGCATCGGCTGGCCTTGAAAATGAAGAGATATCTATTGCCTTCCTCCAGTTGGGCGAAGATCTTGTCATGGTCCGCCTTATTCGAGACTATTAGCCCATTCACGGCCTGCACGACCTGGCCGAGGAGGAGGTCCCGTGAGGACTCCGGGAGGACTTCGATCTGGGTGGGTGGGGCCATGTGACCTCAGGCAGCCACGGGCGAGGCCTCGCCGCCGTTCTGATGCGTGCCGAAGTAGTAGCCGATCACGGTCCCAGCGATGCCCTCACCATTACCGGTGTAGGCGAAGTAGGCGATGATGGCAATGGCCAGAACAAACCTCTTGCTGATGATTTCCTTCTCGACGAAATCAGTCCAGGGCATCTACTCCACCACTATCGCAAAGCCTCGGTCGATCATCTGCCGTGCAGCATCCTCATTCCTACAGTCCAAGATCTGGCCAGCGTGATAGATCTTGACTTCTTGGCTGGCCAGGAGGGCACTGTAGTCCTTCAGGAATTTGATTTTCATAGGTACACCATCGTATTATTGATGACTGTGAAATTGCCAGTAGTATTTCCAACCGATTGCAGCGACTCATTCCAAGTATTGTTGCCTATGAACGCACTTTGGCTTGCCGTCAGAGTCGCCTCGCTATCGTCTACTGTCACTGCCCAGCTCGCATAGTGACCAATGTTCGGCAAACCCCAAAACTCGTACATGGTCAGATTCGGATTCAGTGAGTCGATCGCCTTGGCACTATCGGGAGATGCCCCCCGCAGATCAATTGCCGGAGAATAGCCGATCGTCTGTATGAGATCCGAAGGCCTGACCACGTGTCCATAGGCCGGCAAGATCAGAACGAGAGCCAGAAGGATAGCCAGAGCCCTCATCTCTTGCTCCCCCCGAGAGAGCTCGTATTGAAGAATCCGGGCATCCCCTCTCGCCCGAGCTTCCTCATATTCTCATAGACGATCACGGGATCGCAGCCGAAGGCCTCCAAGAACTCCTCACGAGTCATCTTGGTCCCCTGGGCAGTGATGACCTCCACCTCACCGGACACCGATCGATTGATCCCGGCCGGTAGCCTCCACTCAAAACCCCGAGGCGGTATGCATCCACAAGCTTCCGATGCCGTGCCGTCGAACTCGGGCACGATATTCACCGCACCGCAAACCTTGCAGACAAACTCCTTAGGAGGATTGTCTGTCTCCGCTTCTCTGCCACAGCCGTGGCACTTTAGTGTTACCACATTACCACCTATTATCTATAAATTATAATAAAAAAGATCTAATCTTCTTTTCTGATCAGGATTTTGCGCTTCGGCATCTGAGTCAATATCTCATCGCAAACGGCCTTTAGATATCGAATATCCTCAGGCGGCCAGCACGGAGTACTGCCCGCCAATCGATATCATAGACCCGCATTTTTTGCGCATCTTTCCAAGTGATTTACATCCAAAAAGTACAGCAAATAACAGCGACAGCCGACCTCAGACGGATAGTATAACCCGTTGCTGAATGGCTGGTCCAGGGCCCTCACCTCATACCACACGGCCCTGTGAGTCGGCCGAGGCCACCTGTTTCTTGGCGTGCACATCCACTGTTTGAATTGCGCTCCAGCTTCCTGAGCGAAATTCCAGCCCCCGCCCTGCGTGGAGGCGTGCGTCTCAGTGCGCTTGATGCGCTCCAATCTGGCTGGAGAGCATGAATATGAGTCTGCGAACTTCTGCCCAAAGTCCTTGGGATTCAGGTTGAAGTCCTGTTGAATTCGCTGATGAAGGCTCTCGATATCTGTCCTTGACATCGTTTTGATGAAGAAGTCGCCGTGCGTGTCATAGAAGCGCTGAGCCCTGGGATTCCAGTCATAGGCAGAAGCCGGAACATTGAGCTGCTTGGCCACGGTCGATACGCCAGCCGCAAATGCTACCGCGCTTATAGCGCTTTTCACCAAATCCCATACACTCGTGTTCTTCTGAATTGAAGCCGCCGCAACCTTTCGAGGGAAGGCCGGGCCGAGTTCCTTCCAGGCCTCTTCGGGCTCGATCTCTTCTCTATCCAGCTCGAAGTACCCGGCTTGGTGCAGGAGGGCGTTCACCTCGGGAGCCCAGGCCTTCAGGAGCTGCAGGATCTGCTCATCTGGTGACATAGAGACGCCGCAAGAACTCTCGACCACTTAACTTCGAATAGGGATTGACTTGCCGGATCACGTAATCCATGCCCTCGTAGCGCAGGATATCTGTAGCATTGCAGGTCGTCGAGGTCGTCAGCACTTCAGCATCCGACGTTTCCCACTCTCCGAGGCTGTTTCTGAAGCTCTTCTGTGTGGGCGTCCACCTGCAGGTAATGGCCGTGAGCGTCTCCTCATAGTATGGCTGGCCGCCCGTGGTAATTACTTCGACCAAAACATGGCAGTCAAGGCCAGAGGTGCTGATCGCCGGCAGCGCAGAAAGATAGGTCGTATAGGTAAGCCGCTGCCCTGGGGCGCTGAAGTTCTTGCTCTCCCCGGCCACAACAACCGCCCCTGTACAGTCGACGTGCCCCTCTACAGCAGAGACCGTGACAGCGACACGTCCCGTGATACCGACAGGCCAGGCTTTGGTGAGCGTCAGGACACCGGATCCTGCAGCATCGTAGAGGGTCCAGGGGGTCTTTGTGACCTTGTAGGCGGTGTGCTTCAAGCCCGGGACAATAATAATCACCACATTAAACTATCGGAAAAGATCGAGCAATATGCTTCGCCAATAGGCGATAAGCCTCAGAGGAGATCAGGCCATGGTGCTTATCTGCATTCGACAGGCCGAGATTTTCGGCGTACACTCCTCCTAAGTTATAACTCTTCACGCCATCTTCAGCCATGACTTTGCGGTCTATTCGGTCCGTGTCTGCGAAAAACTGCAACAGGGCCAGCGCTTCCATGCAGCAGGCATCCTTCACAACCTGCGGGACCTTAGCATCCCCAGTCAGCTCGTCCATGTCGTAGCCGTCCCTGTACTCCCTGGGGAACTGCCGGACCTGACTGCCGTCGAGCATGTATTTGCGGCCCCTCAGAGGTAGAGCGTCAATTGCTGCCGTGGCCATCTGCAAGGCCTTGGCCCTATCGTTGCCTGACCAAGCGTCGGCCCCAAGACGCTTGGCAAAGAAGGCGTCGGCCTCCTCGATTGTGGAAACGTAGCTGTCGGAGACGGATGTGGCCATTATCATTCCCTGTTATAATTAAAAAGTGGTAGACCAGAGCCTACACAATATACCAGACCTTTGTGACAGCTCCTCCGGGAGCTGTATAGGTGTCAATTGTATTGAGTGCGAGTACAGAGCTGCTTACGGTCACGCTGGGAGCTGTCGTGTCTCTGGTAGAGCCTACGAAATCGAAAAGCACTGTATTCGCAGAGAGCTTGCTATTCAATCCCAGCAAGTCGCCGGTGCCAACCTTGAGCGTTATTGGCGTCCCATGTGAAAACGTGCCATCGATTCGAGTAACGGTCCTGAAAGCCTTTGCAGATGCTAGCACACCAGAACCAGAAAACGTCAAGTTTTCAGTGATGGCACTGTTTGCGATATCGGTCCCAGTCAACTTCAAAGAACCTGTAGCAGTTCCTGAAGGTGTGACGATAATATTTCGTGAAGCATCAGGCTGCACCAGGAATGTAGAGCTGCCAATGCCGGATGAAGTCACTAAGATATGGACCGTGTTATTGCATGGGATTGCAGCGAATAGCTGATCATCGTCGCTTGTCTCAGCAGCAGCCATGGTCTGGATGGAGACCCATCCAAGTCGGTTGGCTGTGCTTGTATCGGACATGATGGTCGTCTCGACGTTTTTGTTGAGCGGCGCAGAAGCCGCAAGGGCTGCGCTCATCAAGAGCATCAGGACCAAAAAGATAGAAAGGGATCTCATGGTTTCTCCTTATGCAGCCGGCACCAGCACCGAGAACGGGTACTGTGTGGCAGCATTCTTCTTGATCCTGTTGATTGGATTGGGGATCTGCCAGCCCAGGCGCATAGTGCATCTGAGCGCAACCATATCCTGCTGGAAGAGGCTGTACTGCAGCGCACCGGTATTATCGAACAGAGCCGCCTCTGTGGCAATGTCGAACGTCATGTCTTGCCGGATGCAGTAGAGGGCCTTGTTCCATGCGCCAGCGATCATGAGCGCCGTGGCGGCATTATCATCCATTGTGCCCATGGGATCGGTGATGAGCGGCCTGCCTTTGAGGCGGTACTGGTTGTCTTCCTGCTTGTAGTTGTCGAAAATTGGTCTGCCCATGGTATCCTTGATGCCATCGAGCAAGCTCTCCATGCCCATGCCTGCGAGGAAACCAGATGGGAAGTAGCCACTCTTGCGAACTTTGTCCAGCAATCCGTTTGGCTCGTAGATATCCTTGTACAGGTCGGCGGTCGCCGTTACTGCCATGCTCTTTGCGATGGCATCAGGGACAATCGCGGTCGGCCAAGTGCCGGGCTTGTCGGTGCCGAATACGACGGCAGCGTCTATGGCAGCAGATATGGCCTCGACGATCGAAGGCTTAACCTCTGCCCAAATGTCGTAATCAGTGTCGTCCAACACCTGCTGGGACACCGGAACTATGCAGGCAACCTCCTCAATGTAGATGTACTTATTTGCCCATTCGATCTTAGTGGTCTTCTTCTGTCCCGTGATTGTTCCGGGAGTATCCCCGCCTTCTCCAGCGACGAAATACGCAGTTGCCAGAGCATTGAGCACCGGGATTCTGACCTGCTTTTTGCTGGCGTTCGGCAGCTTTTTCATTAGCTGCAGGACGGTGCTCGTCAGCGGCACTTCCTTGATAATCTCATCCACAACCTCCTCATTGATCAGAGGGGTTGCATCAGTGCGGTCTATCGCATGATTGAAATCAGTCTCTCCTGCCATAAAATACCTCTAAAAACCCTTCGCTCTTCCCCGGCTACGAATGTAATTGTTTATGCTATCATTCTTTCCGGGTTTCCCGGTCTTGGCAGGATTGCTGCCTGTGCCGGTCTTCTGGGGGGCGAAGTCCTGCTTGAGAGCCTTGAGCTGAGATCGTATTCCTTCCTCGTCTGTAGCTGTCACATGGCGAATATACTTCTCTCGCTCTTCCTTTGGGATCTTTAGATCTGCACAGATGGAAAGCGCCAGCCCTTTAGCTTCATAGCCTTTGAGCGTGTCCTCCAGCTGTTTGAAGCGCTGCTCAGTCTGCTCGTCTTTGGACAGCCCTTTGGCCTTGAGAGCATCCAGCTCGTCCTTGATCTTCTTGGCCTTAGCGGACTCTTTGCGACGCTCTTCGGCCAGCAACGAATTTACTTTCTCCTGTTGCTCAGGTGTGAATTCGTCAGCGCTCTTTTTGCTGTCCTGATCTTCGCCCTTGCCATCTTTCCCGTCCTGGTTGGCGGTATCATTCTTGTCGCCCTGGCCGTTCTGACCGCCAGATTGGTCTTTGTCGTCTTTGTCATCCGTCATGGAAACATCTCCCCGGAACTGTGGCATCCGGTCGCCATATTTGTGAACGCGAAAAAGAAAATTACAGAACCTTGTCTGCCATCTCGTTCTGCTCTTGGAGAATCTGGTCTTTGCTGTAGCCCTTTTCTCGCATCAGGCCCTGGGCGCTCCGAACCCGGCCAGCAACGAGCGTTGAGTCTCGTTGTGCCTCTTCGGTGGGATCATTGGGCAGTCCGTCCTTCCAGTCGATTGTGAAATCCTGGACCTCAACCGCCCCTTCCAGACTGTGATAGACCTCCAGCTGGGAGCAGAGCCTGACAGCCTTCTTCAGGTTCGGGTCATACCGCAGCTTAATGCCAGCAGCACGCGCGATCGGCCTAGCCATCATGAGCCGCAGGGCAGTGCCAGAGAGCGCCGATCCCGCCAGGCTGGCATCGAAGGCAACCTTGCAGGTCTCGCTCACCTCATAGAGCCTCTGCATCAGCCAATCTATTGTCGTGAAACTGCCCGGGTCCGGGCCAACAGGCTCAATCATGCCAGGAGGTTGCATGCCCTCTGTGATCGAGATGTACCTGGATCCACCTGTGACACGATACTCCCCATCCCTAGGATCCTGCTCCTCCAGGGGCGGGCCATACATGCTGGCATCGCCGAACTTGTCCAGACCCCGGCAGTTCTGAGCTACCCTCGTGATGATTTCCTGCAGAATAGGATTGATGTCGGTGTAGTCGTCGCACCCTATGAGCTGATCTGTCTCAGGTTTGTTCTGGATGTCGATCACGTCGAAGTCATCCAAGCCCGTGGGCTCGATAGGCTTCAGGGCTGCGAATTCGGGGAAGGTGTCCAGGGGCAGTGCCTCAGAATCGATCTTGCTGGATTTGAGCCTGTAGAGCCTGTGCTCTATGACATAGCTCTCCTCACCTTCAGCAGGTGGCCTGTGAATCTCGACCTTGAGATACGAGATCGCCTTCTTCTTTTCAGTAGGATCCGTGAAAGTATAAGCAATAACATGCGCTGATATCTTCTTGATATCCGAGAGAGTGACAATAGGAAACCAGTATTTGGGCGGCACGTTCTCGATGATGCCGCGTTGGTCGAAGCGGATCTTGAGGATGTTTGTGCCATTCTTCGAGAAGTCGATTACGCCATCCTGGACTCCCAGCCACAGGAGATTGTTCTGAATGATCCGCTTCAGGGCATCGACTTGAGTCTTGTCCTCGGTGCTTACGCCAGGGATTTCCCCGCAGACTAGATCCGACCAGAGCCGGGATAGAAGCTTATGGAAATTGATAACGATCCGCAGGTCGCCTTTTTTGTCCCCCCTGAGCTTTCGGAGAGCGTCTTCCCAGACAGCGCCATGTTTACCTTGGAAGAGCTTGGCATTCCTCTCATAGAGCCGGAGCCGGGCTTGTGTATCCTCATCTGCGGGAGGCCAGGGCTGTTTCTCCTGGAATATTGCCTCATAATCCGTGATAATGAGAATCAGCTCTTGTCTTTTCGGTTTGCAGCGTTCGACCTGAGATTCTCTGCAATGTACTTCGGGATTGCTTCGAAATGCGAGAGGCACATAAGCAGATTCTTGTGCTCCAGGATCTGCCCTGTGGCCTTAGGGCCAGAAGGCATCAACTCCAGGACCTCACCGGAAATCGAGCCCCGGATGTATCCAGTATCTGCATCGGTGAATTGATGACCACAGAGAACGCATTTCATAGAAACCTCAGGCTGGAAACTCCGGTCTTCAGGCCGGAGAGGAAAGCCGTACGCTTTCCAGGATTACTTTCGCAGTGCACCGCAAACATACTTATTCTCCTAATACCATCTCCAC